TTGATCTGCTCTGCAGAAGCAACAGCATCGTCCTGACCACCTACAATAACACCATAGTTAGCGTCTTGTGCAGTTGTACCAGAAGTACCAGCGCCAGTGCCTTTTGCTGGAAGGTTCGTAGACACATAAACACGGAAGCCGTGCAAGTTGTTTAGAACCAAGCCATTCATAAGACCTGAACCGCCGAAGTCAGCATTTAATACGCGACTGTCTTCGTCTTTGAGCATCTCTACGAACACTGGGTCAACACAGATCCAACGCCCACGTGAGTCAACACTTGCTGTATCCATCTTACGAGCCATACGAGCTATGACTGTTAAAGGAGATACTGTAGTTGCTGACAATGCAGTTGCACCTGGTAAACGTGGTGCTAATGGAACTGAGTCTCCTGCTGTAGCAGAACCTGAGATGGTCAAGCTTGAGAAGTCAGTTGCGTCCAAGTGATTAGCTGCAAGATATTCACCTTCTACTGAAGCATCGTTTAATGCTGTGCCGTGCTGTGCATCGCCACTAGATGTAGCAATAAATGCACCAGCAGTAGTGTGACCTGAGAGGTACGACAATACGTCTGCGTCCATTGCATCAGCCATCTTATATGCTGCACGATCAGCAGCCAAAGATGTGAAGTCTACATTTGAGAACTGCTCTTCAATGTCATCCATTTTGAAAGCAAAGTAGTTAGCTTTGTCAATGGTGAGCGAGAAGTCAGAGTCATCAAGTTTCTCAACAGTGATACCTGTGTGACGCTGCAGAGCATTGACTGTTACGTCTGGCTCTTTTTGAATGCGAACAGTGTCGCCTTGATTTGCAATCTCACCGAAATATGAGTTGTTGGTGATTGCGTTAGTAATGGCAGTCTTGCGTAAAGCAATCTGTGCCTGTTTGGAGTAGATAATTGGGGAGAAGTTCCCGTCAAATCCACCTGATGCGGATGTAATAGCCATTTGTTGATTCCTTTCAAAGATATGGCGTGAAGTTTAGACACTACATATTCACTGAAAGAGGCTCTTCATATTAGGGTAGTCAGCATTGCATATTAGGATGGCCGTCCTGTAATGCGCTGGGCCTATACGTTGAGGTAGTTCTTCATTGTGGTTAGTGCTTATAAAAGCATACACACATATTTTGTGTATATACTATAGTTTTACTTATGAATCACTGTTTGTCAAGCTATTTCTTTGACATATCATAAATAAACTTTCCTTGGCGCTGGGCTTCAAATATCTCATCCATGCGCTTTTCATATTCTTTCATAGACATCTTGTCTACTTGTGATTCTCTTATATACTTAGATGCTTCATCATGCTCTGGTGTAGTGTTGCGTTTTGTACGGACAGAAGATGCAGCTTCTTTATCATTACTAGATGTCTTCTTACCAGTGATGCCTTTATCAACTTTGTACAAGTCAATCACACGAGCTACAGACTTAGCGTCATCTATATTCTCATACAGAGCATCTTGTACCCACTTAGGTTGATCCTTAGCCCATTCATGGAATATATCATCAGAGCGAATCTGACTAAAGTCAGGATGTATAGCCGCTAGTTCAGCTTCAGCTTTCTCACGCTTAGCTGTAATGCGTAACTCTTCAATCTCTTTCAAGCGAGTATCTAGTGATGCAGACTTCTCATCAGCTTTCTTTGTAGCAATAGCTTCTACGATACCTGCTACGTCTGGATACTTCTTAGCCCAAGCTTCTATCTCTGCGTTTGACTTAGGTAGTACAAGCTCATTCTTAGTAGCTGCATCTAGTTGCTTCTCTAGCTTTTCTAGCTTAGTAGCTACTTCCTTGTCTTTCTCTTGCATGTGCCGACGAAGATCACCATAGCGTTGCTTAAACGTTTTCTCTTCAGCACTTAAGTTTGTATTATCTTCTTTTTGTGCTTTGGCTTTAGCTGGTGTTTCCTCTTTTTGTTCAGTATTACTTTCTGCCTGAACTGAGGTGTCCTCAGAGCTTTCGCTATCGGATTCACTATCAGTGGTTTCTTCCTGCGTTTCATTGTCTTCTTGCACCATGCCAGCTTGTTTCATAAGCTCACGTAGTTCTTCTTCATCACGATTAACTCGTGCCATGTTACGTAAATGTGATGCTGATTGCACCTCTACTTGTTCTACTTCAGCCATTGTTTACTCCTTATGTTGGGGCCAGCATTACTGCCAGGTAGCCTTATAGTTATTTATTTAGTTATCCAGCCGCTGCAGATATTACAGTATTAAACTCTCGTTCTTCATCTGCGTCTTTAGGTTGTATTGCACCTGAAACTATGTCACGTATTCTTTGCTCTTGTCTTTCTCTATCTACTCTATCACCTGAAGCACTACTAAACCTAGCTTCATCTCTTTCATACCTTTCAGCATCAGTAAGTTCAGTTGGTGCTGTAGCGGCTGGCTCTTCTGAACTAGAGTCATCCCTTTCAGTTCTACGTGCACCACCAAACGATGCTCTCAATCCTGGGTTACCTTCTTTAATACCTGCCTCACCGTCAAAGCCTAAGAAGTCTCCTAACCATGTGTCACCGAATGATTTTTTCTTATCTCCGTCTAAATCAGCTAGTCCCTCAAACAAACCAGACTCACCACCAAAGATAGAACCTTTACGTTCTAAGCCAGACTCTTTAAATGCTTCTGGGTCTTCTGCTTCTAAACGATCTAGAACATCATTATACTGTGCTGCACCTGCTGTATTAACAAGAGCAGAAAAGGGTAGCCCTGCAAAAGAGGCAAGACCTGTAGCAACACTATTCATAGTGGATAGACCTTTAGCAGTCTGTGCTAGTTTATCTGTAGGTATAGAAGCTACATCAAACCCGCCATCTCCAGACATTCTATCTTTTCTTTTCTGCATTTCTTCTGCTGCAGATAAACGTTCATCATTGTCATCCCATCCTTCTGCATCTTTTTCGTCACTAGTAGGAGCTTCACCTTCTGTATAACCTGGTGGGATCATACCCATAGGTTCTCCATTATAGAAGGGTATAGTTATAGTCATACCAGCATCATTAACGAATTTGCGATACTCTAAACCACCTTGGGAGCCTGTACCAGCCATACCGAACTGTGATAAGTCAGGTTGCGATATATACTCAGGAAAGCTTAAACCACCTTGTTGAAAGCCCATAAGACCACCATTAGCAGCGCCTACCGCTTGTTCTTCTTGTGGGGCTTGAGCCATGATAGCCATAAGGTCTTCATCAGAAATACCAGCTTCACCTGTTTCCTCTTCGATAGGCTCACCACCAATACGACCATTAGATTCCATTTCAGCCAAGCCCATCTTAGCTTGTGCACGTAAGTCTTCAAAGAACTTGACCCCATAAAAGCGTAAAACATCAGCAGGGACAACATACTCTCCTTCACTTAACATTGCAGGAATATCATCACGTACTTCTTCTGGTAAAGATCCAGGTGGTACTTCGTTGCCTGATACAGGATCTACATCTGTACGACTAGACTTGAATACAGCTTCTGTTTGTTCGTCTTCATTTAATGCCATTAACTTTATCCCTCAAGTATTTTAGTCTACGTAGTGCAAGTATACCGCCTTGCGTCTTGTGAATCTCTACCGTATGCTCTGATTGCTCTAAGCGTGTCTGCATTACAGCTATCTCTGCGTCTAACTCTCCACAAAATGCATCCCACTCAGCTTTATTGTTTACGAATGCTTTAAGCGACATTACCAGAGAAGCCTTCCTCACCTGGTGCTGGTGCTACGCCTGTACCGATAGTACCGCCACCTGCGCCTGTCTGATCCTGTGCTGCTGCCCCTGCTGGAACTGCTGGACCTTCTTGTCCTACTGGCGCTGGGCCACCCATAGCTGCTTCAGGGGGTGGAGCAGGTTGTTGGAACCCTTTAAGAATCTCAGCTTGGATAGCTGCATCCTGCATAGAGTTAGTCACCTTGTTAGGATCAAGGTCCATGCTCTTAGCAATCTCACGAATGATGTAGTCCATCTTAGCGAAAGGTGCTAGGGCTGGGTTCTGTACTACACCCAAGAACTGCATTAGACGCTGTGAGCGTACTTCGTTAGCCATCAATGACTCAGTACCGTTAGCCATAACCTCTAGGTCACCCTTGATACCTTCATCAAAGTCAAACTGCATATTAAAGGCAAAGAATGCACGACCCATAGGTGCTAACAGGTAATCATCTACGTTCTTAACTACAGAGCGAATAGAACCATTAGCTGCAGACATAAGCATACTAATGCCACTAGCAGTGCGGCCCACTCCTGATACACCTGTCTGACCGTGTGCAAAGCTGGGGAATCCCGTACTTTCATCAGCCAAGACTCTAGCTTTATCAAAGAGTTGCATATTCTCTGCAGCAACGTTGGGGAACTTCGTGCCAAAGATGCCTTGTCCTGGTGCACCCCCCTGTCTGCGGAACACTTTGCCAGGGTACACAGACAGATCCTGTCCTGGAACCAAGTTTGTTTCATCTATTTCAATCAATAGGTTACCAGATAATACAGCATTGTCTACAGCCATTCTCATAAAGCCGTTCATTAATGTCTGTGTATCATCCATATTCTCTGCAATACCTACACCAAAGAAGCTATATGGGTTGTGCTCATATGGTACAGAATGATAAGGAATACGTGTTGGTTTGAATGGGTTAAGTACACAACGGATAATCTGACCATTACATATCCATATGTTAGCATTTACTTCTGCTAGCTTACTCAACTCACGAGGTATTTTAATGCCGTTCTCTTCTAGTAAGTCTGTATCAACAAAGCCCCAGAACTCTAACACTTCCCAGCGCTCCGTTTCAGATGGGTGACTATCGTCATCTTCCATCTTCATCTCCCAGTGCTTACGTACATAATCAGCACCAATGTCGATAGCTTTTTGAATAGAGTCATCTATAAAGTAAGGGCGTCCACGCAGACCACGTAGCTGATTGCGAGACATCTTGTGGCGCTCTACAACATACTCAGCATCATCCATGCTTGTAGCTTCTGGATCAGGATAGAAGTTCCACACGCTAACGTGGTTAGTAGCAGGTACAGTCTTGACTAGCGGATCGTAATCACCTTCTTCATTCCAGTTAGGGTATTCTTTATCTATAGCAAACGGGCCTTTCATTACACCCGTACCTAATAGAGCCATCTCAAAGGCCATACTACGTAAATGCTTAGATGCACCAGACTCGTTTAGCTGATCATGAATCTTCTTTTCCATCTTCTTAGCTGCTACCATAGCAGGATGGAATGTAACACTTGTAGGCGTAGTACCGTCACCCTCAATGATCTTGTCACTTACAGGGGCTAGCTTGTTCTGAATACCACCCAAACGTTTCATTAGAGTAGTACGTGTTTCACCAGGTTCTAGCTTTGTGTCAGGACCAATCAAGTAAGGCTTAGAAGGTTCTGCACCAAAGGCTTCTGATAATGCACCCTGCGCTGGGCCAGCATTAGGATCAACATTGATGTGTACGGATTCTGCTACACCGTCTGGTAGAACAGATGGCTCAACAGAAAGAGGGAACTTATTGTTACCGAATAATACGTCAACTATCTGTCCATACGCAGCTAGCGTTTTAGTCTTAGTTACTTTAACAAATACCTTAGACTTCTCGCTAGATGTGAACTGTACTTCTGGTCCGTAGATACCACGGTAGTTACGATAGGAGCGTAGCCAACGTTCTTCATCAGCAAATCGTGAATCCTCTGCACGTTTAAAGCGATCTGTTACAAAACCTACGATGTTGTTTAAGCTGCTAAACAGACTGTCATCACTTGATTCGGCTGCTACTACTTCGTCTGTTTCAAAGGAGAGATCATCTATTTCTGCCATTTACTTAGTATCCAAAAGTTGAGTCTGACATCTGAAAGCCAGAGTTTTGTTTTGCTGGGTTGAAGTCCCAGATTGAACTACGTGGTCTAGTCATTATACCGTAACGTAGTGCGTCATACAAGTGATCTTCAGCATTTGTATCCACGTCTTCAGGGTTCTTCTTGTCTAGCGGAATAGTAGGTATTTGCGCTATGGTATTGGTGCAGGTGGAGAAGAACACAAGTCTTGGTAGTTCAGTGAACTCATCCACCTGCAAACGGCGGTGAATCTCGTTCTTACCTGCAACCCTTGAGCCACGAGAGCGATCTGAAGGACGCCAACGACAACCCTTCATATTCATCTGCTCTGCAAGTGACGGGCCAGTATCACCTCTTTTATGCCAGAGGGACGAGTCTAACACGCCGTATCTTAGAGTCCCGTCATCTGCTTCAGCATCTAAGATAAGATCAGCTAGATCCGTAGCAGTAACCTTAGAACAATAAAGCTCTCTGTATACAACCAACTGTTCGTTTGGTGCAACAGCGAACCAGAGTACTCCTGTGTAGGAGCCGTAACCATAGTCGCAAGCTCTAAACTTAGGCCAGGAGTCAGGGATGTCGATAGGGTCAACAACGTGAATGCTTCTATTAAATTCAGGGAACGCTGCTCCTTCGTTAACATCCCAGTTACCCTCAAGCAGTTGCTTGCGTTGGTGCTCTGGTAGTGACAGAAGCATTGCTTCGTAGTCACCAGTGTCTGCTAGATAAGGATTGTCAAACAGACTAGCAGGAATAAACCTGCGCTTAAATAACGGTTCCCCTTCACGGCTATGCCCTCTAGGGAATGTGATAGTATCACCTGTCTCAATGTTCGTAGCCCAGAAAGCTTTATTAGAAGGTGAAGGGTCAATGAACATCTTCTTAACCCATGCATGACCGCTTCCACCAGGGTTAGTAGTACCACGCATGTACAAACCTAAACTACTACTGTGTGCAGACCTCAAGCGACTTCGCATATAGTCCCACGCATAGGGAGTAGGCCATTGCGTTAGTTCGTCGAACCCGATCCAGTTAAACGCTTGACCTTGGTAACGAGTAACGTCCATGTCTTTGTCAAGGTACGACATCCAAAGCCTACCGCCCCTTGGACTAATCCACTGACTTTTACGCTCAGACCACTTAATACCTGGAACGGCTTTAGGATATAACTCTTGGCTTTTCTGTATAAGCTCACGTAATTCCTCCGTAGTATGGCGTACTAATAGACCACTAAAGTTAGGGTCATTTAAACCGTGAAGTGGGTCAGCCAGCATGGCATAACTCTTACCACCACCAGCCGCCCCACCATACAAAACTTCCCTTTCAGATGCGCTTAGGAAGCTTGTCTGTGGTCCTGGGTTTGGTTTGAATACTACTTCTTGAGCAATATCAACGTCAAACTCAGGAGCTTTTACTTGTGCTGCTACAGTCTCTACTACAGGTTCAATCTTTTGGGGGGATGATACGGTAGGCTCCGATGTTTTCTTCTTCGAGCCTTTTGATCTCCTGTAACGTTTCTTCGAGCCGCTTGGCAAGCTTGCGCTTAATTGTAGCTGCTTTCTTACGTCTTCGCTCAATGTCTACCCTTTTCTTTAAACCCATGTGTGAGATATAGCGGCCTGTCTGTCTATGTAGCCATATAGCAACTTCACGGTAACCATACTGCTTTAAGTGACGCTTTGCAAGCTCTAATGCTTCTAACTCATCTGGTATGGGTTCTAATAACTTTTCTTTCTCAGGGTGTACTCTGTATCCAAAAGGCACGGTGCGTGTTGTTCTAACTATTACGTGCCACTGTCTCTCTTCACCTTTGTGTGGTTTGGGTAGCTCCCAATACCCCAAAGATTCACGATTCATTACTACTCGTTTTTACCTTCCTTGGATGGCAGGATAAACACCCCACCACTACTTGAACCTACATCAATCTTGTCTACCTTACCAAGCCCTGCACGATCAAGTAAGTCTTTAGCTGCTGACATCTTATCACGAATACCTAGTTCAGTAGGGTCATATAAAGCACCAACCATAGCCATAGCAGCTTTAGGTGCAGTGCGAGCAAAGTAAGTACGTGTCTTATCTGCTATCTCATCCTTAAGCGATTCTACAATAGCACCTGTGCTAGATGCTTCACTATACCCTGCCAACTTCTTAGCGGCAACTACGTCACCACCTGCTTCATCAAACAGTACTTCTAAGAACCGCTGCTGGTTTTCTGTTAGTTGTCTGGTCATTGTAACGTCCTTAAGTAAATTAAACCAACAAGACTACCCGTAATAACTAGGAACAACACAAACCCTGCTCCCCACTCTATTAACTTACGCTGCATCTCTATTCGTTTATGATCGTGTTCTTTCTTCTGCTTTCTTATATCAGCCTCAATACGTAGAAGCTCATCCCAGTGTGAAGGACCATACATAACACAGATGTAATCCTTCAGTTCCTTACGCATAGACTCAGCTTTCTTCTTAGCTGCGAATATCTCCATTGCTTCTGCTTGAACGCCACCACCAAGGGTTTTATACCAAGGTGGTTTAGCGTTCTGTCTGTCAGCAAAGTCTAAGTCACTTATAGCACCAGCCCATTGTGTTAGCTGACCGCCCATGTCTTGTAAGTCCTTACCTACCGCAATGCCCTTCTTAAGAGCGTTAAATGCGGTAGTTGCTAAACCTATAGCGGTTACTGGATCTATCACTGTAGGAACCCCCTCTTCTAAGCCCACTACCTGTCTGTCTATCTGTATCACCTGATGATACATTAGCTAAAACAGCTAAACTTAGAATAAGGGGAAACTCCTTATTTAACCTCACTGTTCGTTGCCGTATACACGATTGTATATCTCTCCTCTTGATATACCTATATCGTGTAGCTCTTTGCTAGACATATTCTTTAAAACCCAGTAGTCTGCTCTACGCTGCTGATGGTTCTGAATACGTGTTAGTAAATTCTTAAACATTGCACTATCTCCTTTTTGCTATGTGCGTGGAGATAGTTATACTTATATATTAGTTATGTAGTAGATATAAAATGTACATACCCGTTATGCAAATCTGTTAGGGTTATAGAACTCTTTACCTGACAGAAACACTTCTAGTGAACCACTAGTACCATCAAATGCTGTTATCTTATCACCTGAGTGTAAGTATATCCTGTCTGACGTTATAACGTTATACACATCTTTACCTGCAATAGCTTTATCATTTAAGATGTGATGATACGTATTTGTTTCTGCATGATACCACTGCAAACTTACATTGTGATTAGCTGTGCCGCCGTTAGAGATATGCAGGAAGTCTATCTCTGCATCAAAGTTATTAGGACACGTATATATAACATTAGAATTAGAACCACCTGATGTGGCGGTAATAGTCAAGCCTTTTGTTACAGTGTTATAATCACGAGTTTGCACCATATTACTTCTTCTTAATAGCCTTCTTGACAGTCTTAACTACCCAAGCCTCATTTACATCAGGTGTACTGGGATCATCAGCAATGAAATGTCCATTCTCGTCACGCGCCCGTACCATTTCCAGAGTCTCTTCATGTTTAGGTTCCTCTTTCTTCGTAGCCTTTTTAGCACGTGGCTTAGGTGTTTCAGTCATAGCTGCTTCAGCTTCTTGACAGATAGCTGTTACATTAGGGTCTTTACTCTGTACGTTACCGTAGTTGTCTTCACCTGCAGCCTGATTACCTGTAGAGTCCCACACATAGCCATGCTCATCTACACGATAGCCTTTATCTTCAAGTGCTTCTTTGTATTTATGGTAGTACTTCATTACTTACCCTTCTTAATAGGACGTGCTGCTGGTACATCTGCACCACACAAACCACCCTTGTTGTAGCCTGTCTTCTTCTTAGACATACCACCATAGGCCATACCAACACCCATCATGTCTTTTTTCTTCTTGCTCATACCGCCCATCATGTAACCCATCTTCTTAGCTACTTCTGGTGCTTCTTTCTTTAATGCTTTCATGCCTTTGTTCATTGTATTATTAAACCTCTTCCATCATTGTTTCTTTACAATCCCATGCTTGACAGGACTTCTCTTGACTACACACAAACTTAAACTTAGTACAAGCACCTAAGCCTGACTCAATATTCAACGCTTTTAAAGTACGGGCACTATTGTCAAAGTAATCACAGTTACCACAAGTCTTAAGAGCAGCAGTCTCAGTATCTTTATCCCAAGCCTTGCCTAACTCTTCTGCAGATTCACCATACATCCAGTATGTCTCTGCACGATCTTTATTCTTAGGGTCTACCTCTGGTGGCTCCCCAAGCATTAAACTCATCATCATACTACTTCCTATACTTCGCTGTCTTCTTAGCTATCTTCTTTGGTTGAGATACAAATTGCTTACCTGCCTTCGTACCCTTACGCTTAGCTGCACTTGTAGCGGCGTATTCAGCAGGTGTAAGAGCATCCCTAGCTTTCTTGGGTAGGTAACGCTCACCTGTAGCCTTCTTACCTTGAGTAGAGGGCTTACCTGACTTAGTACCCCACTTCTCTTTAGTCCACTTCTTGAGTGACTTCTGAGGAGCTTTCACGACTTGTAGCCCCCACCCTTAGCTTTGTATTGCTTAGCTACCATCTGAGCCTTACGTGCTGACCACTGTCCAGGCTTTCCACCCTTACCACCAGCCTTTACTTTAGCTACCAGGTTCTTACGCATAGTAGGCTTAGTGTAGTTACCTGCAGCGTTGACTGTACTCTTACTCTTCTTTTGCATTGTTAAACACTCTTACTAATTTGATGACACTGAGGATTAGCATATAAACCCTGCTGCATCATATTAGCAGCTACCTGTTTAGTCTCATTAACACAAGACTCTTTACTGTAGAACACATCAGGCTTAGCTACTATCTGACACGACATAGCTGAAGGATTAGCACACATTAATATGATACCTACCCACATGCTAAGCTACAATAAAGTTAACTATCTGACCGTCAGGCTTACGTAGCTTATTAGGGTCAGGGTTATAGGCGTACATCTGATTAACTAACTTCAAGTCCTCTACAGGTGTGTCAGGCGTAACTAGGTTAGGCTCTGGCTTCTCTTCTATGTTATTCCTGTGTGACCTATCTTTATCAGCTTTCTCAAACACGATGTTCTCATGTGTCTGGAAAGGCATACTAGGTAAAGGCATATGAGAGATAAGAGTCATTCTACTACAAGCTCCTTAGTGCCAAACACTCTCTCGTATGTCATATCGTTGCTGTACTCTTCAGCCCATCTATTCTCAGTAAACGTAGCAAACTCTATCAACGCTTCTAAGTCAATATCCATAGAGTTCATGTAAGTCTTCATATCTACAACATCTTGCTGTAACACCTCAATAGTGTGAGCCTGTTTAGATACCCACCACACAGCAGCTACAAGCTGTATAGCCATCGCTGCTACAAGGGCTACAGGAAGTTTAAGATCACTCATACTACCACTTTACCTTGTCAGCCCAGTATGCTGCGCTAGTCTTGCCTTTAGCAATGTTCTTAGCATGGCGAGCTTTAAAAGACTTCTTACGTGCTTTCTCTCCTGCTGACTTAGGGTTTTTACCTGCACCACTAACTCCTTGCTGACCAAAACGTATAGTCTTAATAGTATCACCTTCTTTAGCTACAACTACGTGTGACTTAGTAGGGTGATCAGGAGTACGCTTAGGCTTGTTAAAACCTGATACACCAGCACGTTCTAGTCTAGAATCTCTAGCCATACTACTTCTTTCCAGCTTTACTATTACGAGGGAAGCTACGGTTAGCTTTCTTAGTCGTTACTCTCAAGTTCTTCTTAGAGTTATCTAAAGGGTTACCATTCTTATGATCAACATCCTTACCGTCACCCTTCTTAACTTTACCAGTAGCCTCTAACTTACGTCTAGCTTTCTTACGAGCAGCGTTACGAGCTAATTCTCTAGGAGTACTCTGTAGCTGCCGCTCTCTCTTGTAATCTCTACCTGCCATATTCACGTTCCCTATCAGGGTCTAACACCTCGTAACGCTTAAGGTGTCCCTCTAAATACATAGCTCTCTCTACGTGATCTAACGTGTACCACTCACCTGTACGAACATGAATAGCCTCACGTACATAGAATACATCACTCTTAGGAATGTGTACCTTACGCATAGCACGAGTATCATTGTCAGCTAAAGCGTTGTAGAAGTCTGTTAAAACATCTTCTGATGCATATAGTTGTACTTGTTTATGTTTCATTGTCAAGGAAAAAGTTTATTAAAGCAAAAGTACGTGCTGCAAATAACTAGTAGTTACATTGTAATTGTTACAGAGAGGAGGGAGAGGAGACACACAGTTACAACATATGTGTAGTTACTCACAGCACGTAGTCACAATAGTATTATTGCTTTTATGATATGTGACTATGTATAGTTTAACATTAATGTAATAACTCTGTCAAGTACAAATATTATTATTGTTATATAGGTATGTTATTACATTAGAGTTTAATGACCTATGTCCACTATCATAAATAACACACTAAGTTAAACATTAATGTAATAACTATCTTTTATCTTTACTTCTTTAATGTAATAACTCTTATGTAATAACTATCTTTAGTGTAACTACTTTATAAAAGTTATTACA